AGTCATCAGCCAGATCCTCTAATTTATTGGGATCGGTTTTCCAGTTAGTCTCATCCCTCTCGTCAAAAGTCCTTTTATAATCTTTAGTAGAAGATTGAATAGCCCCCACGTCTACGGTAATACCCTCGATCTGTCTCATACCTTCGGCAATATTTTTAAGTATATCTTTCGCTTCCTTATACCGATCAATCCACTCATTAGTGCTTGGCATTTTACCTGAATACAGACCCCTCATAACATAATAAGCTGCAATATCTTCACTTAAAGATTTTATAATGGCCGGGGTAGTCTCCAGGGTATCAAGGGCAGCCAATAGATCAATTGAAAAGGCTGCCCTTATTTCTGCATCGGCCTTAATAATAGCTTTAGTTAAAAGTGCCGAAGGTACATCGGTTGCCGACATATTCAAATTAGTTAAAACGTCAGTAGTTTCACAAAAAGCCATCTATATTTCTCCTATTGGTTTTATACTTTCCAGGTGATTTCAGGAACGCAAGTAACAACACCATTGTCATTTGCTATATTCTGTGCAGCTTTTGCTTCATTAATATCATATGGAGTTCCGCCTACATGGAATACATAATTATCATAAACCAAAGCACCATCATTATTGTCATCTATCCCAATTCCAGCACCAGCAAGATGAATGCGATTTCTCCTAATAACAGCCCCGGTTGCGGTACAGATATCTTGAATATAGATTCCTGTCCCTGCAGCTTTTACCGCTCCAACAATCTGATTATCTTCGATTATTGTATTATGGCAATATTGCTCATTTCCGCCATTAAATTTTAGACCATAATCACAATAAAGGGCAGCACCAGTCGTAAAGCGATTATTTCTAATTATTGTTTCCTTACAATTATCAAAAGAAATTGCAGCAGCCATCGAAGCACTCTTAGGAACAAACTGGCAATTCTCAATAATGGAACAATTGAAAGTTCCAAAATCACATATATCTCCAACGCCCTCACCTTCAAATCTGATGTTATATAAATGTAATCCTGAAACAGTCCCGGCCATTGCAATGCCTTCAGCGGGTGATATCATAGTAGCTTTATCGGTCCCTATATGTCCCAACCCAATCATGTGGCAAGACATTGGCAAAGCTACAATATTTTCAGCATAGGTAGCAGGGGCTATAATAATCCAGGTATCTACCGACTGGCCGGCCCGCGTTGCCCTATATGCTGTATGGGCAGTAATGGCTTGAGTAATACTGGCAAATGCTTGAGCCCAAGATAAACCGCTATTGTTATCATTACCTTGATTTTTGTCCACAAAAAATATTTTACTTTGTACTCCAAATACTTGGACGCCTCTAAAAAACATATTACTCATAAAATGAGCGTCTCCGAGAAATATATTTTTCCTATAATATTTATCCAATTTCTTTAATCTCCTTTCATTAAGAGGGGAAGATCACAAATCGACTTCCCCTCTAATTTTATTTATTAAGCCACTGCATCGGATATTCTATATCCGCATGAAGCACAAACTATTTTCTCAATTTCTATTTCGCCCACTTCAAACCAGTCACTATGTTTTACTTCTATCCTTGCCCTCCTGGTTTGGAATTTCTGAGATTGGAAGGTATAACCTAAAGAGAATTTCTTTATTCCGGGCCTGGGCTCTACGTAGGCCAGGATGGCATTTTTGCCCCAGAGATAACTATAACTGGCAGCCTTACCTTCTTTGGCTGTATTATAACCAGCAGCACCAATTATTACTTTCTCAACTTCAAATACAGAAGCTAAAAGTTCAGCAGTAACTACCCCCTTCTGGACATATTTAATCCGATCCAGAATATCGGGATGGTGTTTTAATATATCATAGACAGGTTGTCCTAAAAGTAGCACATTAGGACGTTTAAAAATTACTGCATGTATAGCAGCTTTCCCGGTCTCAATGTCCGCTATAGGATCAGAAGTGGCAGGAGTAGACCATTTAGTAGTCGGGGTATTACCTGTTAAGGCAGCCGTTAATACGGTTTTAATCCTCATCTCTTGACTCAATTGAATGATATCGGTTAAAAATTCTACGGTATCTACTTCAAGATTCAAAGGTTTGTCCGCATTGTCTCTCTCTATATCATCAATTAAATCATTTAAGGCATGCTCATCACAGCTATAAGTATCCTCCGTTACTTTCCAATCCACAGTCCTTGATTCGGTTTTAGGGGCCCTTAAAGTTTTGGGAATCCTAAACCGATCAGCCTTAGAATCATATATATAATATGCGTCTGATTTCTTTTTTACCGGCACCACCGGTAATAATTGCAATCCTACATAGGCAGCATTCCGGTACATTATTGAAATATTAGTTAAAATTGTATCTTTATGGACATTTTCAGGTCCTGGCATTTAATTTCACCTCGATTCTTTAATAAATTATTTTTTTATTATGTAGCATGAGAGACAGGGGAATACATGTGCGTAATCAAAACTTCTATAACCTCATAGGTAGTATCTACTGCAGCAGCGGCAGCTTCCAGAGCTATTGCTCCGGCATATTCATCGACTGCATCTACCACCTCACCGCGCCCATCAGTACTAGAAGTTATAGCTTCCCCTTCATCACAAGCTTCATTCATTACCAATTTACTCGTACCTAATAATCTTACCCTGGCAGCCTTATTATCAGCGGGGGCATTCTGTAAAATCCCGATTGAAACTTGGTTCTCCCCACAAGCGACAACATCGCCATTAGCATCGAGTTTTACAAAATAAAATTGCTTAGCAGTTAAGGCCTCACCAGCTTTAAAAGTTAGATCTAAAACACCGGCAGCTTGAGACATTATTTTCACCTCGATTCAATTAATTATTATTTTTTTTAAAATGATTACTTTTTCTTCTTTTCTTCGGTAGCATCCAGACAGGCCAAGACTGCTTCTCGATAGGATACGTCTTTATGCTCATCCATGTACTTCTGGACCTTCTTTTCTTCCGGAGTTAATTTATCTTTGCCTTCTTCCTCTTCCTCTTCGCCCTTGCTTAATTCAGCAAAAATGGAATCAGAGAAATTGGGTTGAAGTTCGATAAATTTTTCCAGTAATTCCCGCTGTGAAAGTTCGGTCTCTTTGTCATCTACCGTAAACTTGATCTTCTTTTCGTCAGAAGTGGACTCTATAAGAGCCATCAAAACTTCTTTCTGTTTAGGTAGAAAACGAATGTCTTTTTCGGAGCAGTGTTCATCGATAAAAGTTTTAATTTCGGCTTCCCTTGTTTCCTTAGAGATTTTGTTTAGTTTTTCCTCTGCTTCTTTTGATTTTTTCTCTTCGGCTTCATATTTCTCTTTGAATCCTTTGCCTTCCTCTTTCTCCTTATCGATTGTTTCCTTCTCCTTTTCCAGTTTCTCGTAATCTTCCACCGCGACAAATTTCTTCCCTTCTACTTCAGTTACTTTAATTCCGTTTGGCATGATATATACCTTCCTTTCTTTAGATTTTTCTATATGTGATTGCCCTGGTCCAGGTCTCTCAACCCTTCTCATTTGCCCGCCACATTCGGGACATTTTAATTCATTACAATGTTTATCAGAAATCATTTTATAGCCACATTCAATACATTCACAATTATATTTTTCTGCTTTTTGATATATAATTATTTCGGCTTCTTCAGCATTATATAAAGCAGCAATATCTTTTAAATTTGTTACCGCTGGTAGATCTGCACCTAAAAAAGCTATGGCCGAAAGGACCTTATTATATTTTTTTTTGGTGCTGGGCTCGGTATAACCGGCTAAAATCTCACTGGATATTCTCTTATATGCTCCATTTTTGATTAATTGATATAGTACCTTAGGCACTTCTTTTATATCTACTAAAATTTTATTCCCGGCCCTCTTTAATTTGGTGATCCAGCCACCGGCAGGGAATCCTGATTTTTGCAGTAGTCCCTGTTTGTCATCATGCCCCAGCTTTACCTTTGGCTTTAGCTTATCGATTATCTCGTTAGTTCCACTTACGATATCATCAAGATCCTTATCGGTAATTTTATTACCCTTCCATGTTCCGATACCAAATACCTCGACATTTTTTAACTCATAAGTCTGGGAATAGGCCTCCCATATTGCCAACTCTATAGTGCTTAGATTCCCTT